TGGCTGATGAGATTGCGCTCGATCTCGGCCGAAAGACCGAAGGCAAAGGCCAACACCTTGCTCTGAATGTCGTCGCCCAAACGATAGTTGTCTTTGATCGTCCACACGCGACACTCCTTCGTCATGCAGAGGTTGAGAATCTCCATGATCATAAAGAGGTTGCGCCCCAAGCGCGAAAGCTCGCTGCAAATAATAGTGTCGCCGGGGCCCACGCTGTGGAGCAATCGTATAACCGCGAAAACGAAACGGACAACTTCGTGAAAACGAAACGGACAAGTTTTGAGTTTTTTCTTCGTACATGAGGAAGTCATCAAGAGTATTGATTTCAGTAATGAAACCTCCCCCTCAACGGAATTGCTGTTGAGGGGGAGTTGTTGTTAGGCTACTTTCGCTAACATTATGTCGGTGTAGCTACTGTTATGATTGAGCGTTATGCCCTGCTCGTGTCGTACAGCATCCGCGAAGGGGTTGCCAAGGGAGGGATTTTGCCCCATCCATTCGCATAGCTCTATGATGTGCGACTTGTTGGAAGTGAAGTAAACGAAGCGATGACCATTTAACAGCGTGAGCACATCGAGATAGTCGGCAAGTGTCCAGCGCATTGTGTAGGTGGTTGTGTCTGTGGATAGATAGGGAGGGTCAAGGAGGAATATAGTGCGAGGGTTGTCCTTATATTGCTCAAATAATTCTCGGTAATCGCATGAGGTGATAATCAGACCATCGAGATAGCCCTCAGCCGTGTAAGGACTGCATCGGATGTTGTTGTAGAATGTTTCACGCGATAACTCCGTCAGCGTGGTGGCATACTTGGAAGAGAATAGTAACGAAGCTGAAAGCGTGATATAATCGACAAAGCCTTGCGCATCGGCATCAGCGAGTAGGTCAAGGATAGCAGTACGTACATCTTTGGGTAAGCGTGTGTGGCGTGGGCTGTCTGCCAAGAGTGGGCGTATGCGGTCGAGGAGGGCATTGGTGGCAGGGATAGCAGCGATGCGTTGGCGGTAGTTGTCAAAGTCGTTGTAGACCACCGTTGCGTTGGGTTTGCAGGCACGTGTGGTGTGTGATAACAAGCCCGACCCACCAAAGAGGTCTACAATTATAGCATCATCGGGGAGTGTAGTGAGGAGGTTACGATAGACACGGAGGAAATTACGTTTTTGTCCTTGAAAGGGCAAGGGGGCAGTGTAGTAGGTAGGCATAATGCTTCTTTATCGGGTTTTGAATGATATTTAAATGGTCTTCATAGACCGTTTGAATAGTGTTTATTTGGCAGGCTGCGCGGAATGTTGTACCTTTGCAGCGTCTCACCAAATTTACGTCAAAACGCATCAAAGCGCACAAGACAAAGGTTTTACCCTCGGTCGTGTGTGCACTTTGATGCGTTCTTTGTAAAATTGGTGAGACAGTTTTATACAAAGCGACCGAGGGCTTTTTGTACCCAGTCGCAAAGTTTTAAGTAAATTTCTTGGTCTGTTTCTTGCTTAGTTCATTAGAAGTTTTTATTTTTGCATTGTGTCCGAGCTAAAGCTAGAACACATTTGCTATCGAGCTTTAGCTCGGAAGTTTCTAAAGACGAGCTAAAGCTCGTCTTTTTTTTTATCGCGTGAAGCAGAAAGAAGGCTTGTAGTCATGGCGATAGCGTTTTCCGATCTCTACATCATTAAGTGACGTGTCGTGCACAATTTTGAAGGTTGCAAAATTAGAGGAGAGTTTATCAAGACTGATAAGACTACTGGGGTGGCCAAGTAGCTCTTTTTTTATCAATCCAATACCAAGATGAAGAGTGATGGCAGCCAATTTCATATCGGGTTGCCCAATACCTTTGTCCACAAAGATGCGCCTTTTTTTACTGCCGCCTGCGCCCCATGCCACTCGCAGGTCAAAAGTCTGTGGATAGTTCTTTTCTCCACCATTTACATGATCGGTATCTACGTTGTGCACCAATACAAATTCATCAGCCGTTGAATAAACCTTACTGCTACCATCACTTTTCTTTTCTGGTTCTTTGTTGTGGTCTTTGTAAGGTTTTCGGGCTTTAATATTTCTAAGACCGTGGAAGCCAATTCGATTTACGTGAGCATCCTGGCTATAAGGATCAAGTACAGCTTCTCCATAAAAGACCCATTGAGCAGGACTCTGAAAAACAACGTCTTCTTTCCCAGTGGAACTATGTCGGGTATTCCTACGGATTTTACGGAAGACTACGGGTACATACCCTTGAGGGATATTTCCACAGAGGAGGATATATTTATTGTTCTTGGTTTCATCCATTTCGCCAAATCGAAGGTCAATAGGGATGAGATCGTTATTTGCATCGAGCTTCTCAGATAAATTTTCTATAGCGGAAATAGGAAGTTTACTGCCACGATGGTGGAAGCTGTCTATAAGATCCGAGAAGTTTTGTTCCGTGGGGTACATTCCACGTCGAAACCATGATTTGAGTTGTTCTACTGATTTTATCGGCATAAGAGTAAAAAATTAAAGGGTTATTTCGTACGCATAATATAAGCCAATACATAATAAGGTGGGCGGTTCTCATGGGGCTGCCCACCTCCTGTATATTCGGTAAACGTATTGGGTTTATCGGGAAAGAACACAGTGGTGTTGTTCGGGCTATGGTCTCCTCCTGACTTCCACGTATCTGAGGCCGGGCCTACCATCTTATCATTATGGTTGTGGCTGGGCATTTCTTCGATCGTGAGGCGGTGCTCTTTCTCGCCACCGGCTTTGCCCAAAGTATTATAATCGTTGTCAAGTTCGCTCTGCCCCACCACGAAACGAGCGCGCAGGTCGGGCAGACGGAAGTAGCCGGCTCGCGTGTTGAGAGGAGTGCCGTTGTGGGCTTGTGTTGTGTTGAAAGCCGTTCCTAAGACTGCGAACAAGGCAGGGTAGTCCGATTGTTTGAGTTCTGCTCCATTACACAGCGCATAGCCATTGGGGACGCTGCTGCCTGCCCACATTTCAACGATTCCCAAAGGAGGAGGAGCAAGTGCTGCAAGTTGTTTTTCGAGCTGCTGAATGGCAGCCGTGAGGCGTGTTTCCAACTCGTGCGGAAGCGTGGGGGCGTGAAAATCGTCCCAGGAGAAATGTTCTTCTCCACCGCCTGCTGAGAGGCGGCGACGAGAATAGGCTTTGGGGTAATTATAGCCTTGAGCACTCACAGCAATATCTTCCACAATGAGTGATAATCCTGCGGCTACTGTACCTCCTTCCCAGCGGAGAATTTCACCATCGGGGAAATCACGTGTACGGAGGAAAACATAGCCCTCTGAGCGGCTCCGTCCATCGACTGATGGCTGACATCCCGATAGGATAATGCGGTCGCCAACGAGGTTGCCTAACATCGCTAGCATTGTGGTGTTGTCCTGAGCATATTGTAGCGTCTCGCAGTCGAGGGGAAAATCTCGGCCGTTTTGCGTGAGATAGTTGCCAAGCGTTCTGTCCATAGTTAGTTATAGCTAAGCATCCAGCGTTTGGATGCGAGTTTGTAGTTATCCACCAATGCCGTGAGCGTAGCTTCGTTGATGATGCCACGCAGGGCGAGAGGAAGTTGTATCCAAAAGTCGTAGCCTCTCGCACCACCAAATCCACGGCGGTTGATGATAAGGGCTGGGCGTGTTGGTTGTGGCAAAAGCAAACCGCGCTCATGCTCACGACGGAATAGACGCATACCGCGCTCTTCGTCATATAGTCCATCGATGATGCGTATGCGTCGTAGCTTGCAGTCGAAGGTATCGTTGAGTAGGCCACGTAAGTGGCAGACCTGCCCGTTGTGGTGCAGGCGGCGGTCTTGTGCAGCTTGCCACGCGGAAAATTCCTTGTGAAGTGAGACCACCCCTTGCACACAACTTTGAGCAAAAGCCGCTAATTTGGGTTTGCGCCACGCGATGGGTAGTAGCAGCAGGGCGAGACGGCGGAAGTTGATGTCATAATACCCCATAGTTCATCATTTGGGTTGAAGATGCAGCGTGATGTCGCTATCATCAACTGAGAAATAGCCGGCCGTGGGCGTATAGCGCACAGCGATGGGAGTAGGTGTGGTCTCTCCACTCACATAGGTCGTAGCCCCGGTCACCTCAACAATGGGATTGCCCTCTATGGCAGTTTGCAGAGCATCTACCAAGGCCATATTGCTATATTCCCCGTTGAAAGGAAGATTTTCGACGTAGCTGCGAATGGTTTCCCGTGCTACTTTTTCCACGGCATTGGGGGAAAGCAGCGCATTGTAGAAGATCGACACTTCAACGGCAAATCGGTCAGCCGGCAGATTGACCAGCGATGTGCGCACGCCTGCATCCTTTATTTGGGTGATATACCGCTCTACCTGCTGAGCGGTGTGCTCGTCGAGCGGTGTACGTTTGCCACCTTGCTCTCCCGCCACCTTGATGATGAGTATCGAAGCGTCGACATTTTCCGAAACGGCTGCATACTGCACCACCTTGGCACGAGCGACATCAGCGGCCGTCATCCCCGTGGTATCGTAGCGGTCGCTATCGGGCACGAGGGCTTTGTCTTTCATAAAGGCCAAAACTTTGTCGCGATACCACTTTGGACGGTGGGGTAATGTAGCCTCGATATACTGCTCCACTTCTCTGCGATAGTCGGCAAATAGCGTTTCAAGTGTCCACGTGGCCGAGGCTACAATATAGAAGAGTAGGCTTTCCACACTGATGGGCGAAAACCACTGCGAAAAGGGTGTGCCCACCTCGAAGCCATATGCGCGTGCTACATCGCGGTTGCGCATCCACTCAGTAGTGATACCATCTTTGATTTCAGAGATTGTTCGTGCCATATTTTTTGTTTAACTGACGATAAAGTCGATTTCAATACCTATAAACTCGATACCTTCTTGGGCGAGACTTGTGGCCTCGCGTGCACTCAAATCGGTGGCTGGGTACACCCTATCAGCCGCATATCGCACCACCACATCACGTGGCGTGGAGAGCATCGGTAAGACAGCTTCGAGCCGTTGCCCCTCGGTGAGGGATGTTGTAAGGGATAGGTTGTTTTGGCGCGCCAACTTAAGCACCGCTTCCATTCCTCCTGCGGTTTGCAGAGCGAGGTCGAGTAGGCACTGGCGGTCTTTGGCAATGATAAACATAGCAATAGCATTAGAGAACTAGTTGAGCGTGATTACACCTTCTGGGGTAAGCGTGATATGCTGTACTTCCAGCCCACAGCTACGTAGCATCTTTTTGACGCGCACACGCCACATGGGGTCTTTCTCGCCGCCCAGCATACTCCGCACCTCTCCACCAAGGAGAGGAAATTCTTTCCACTCTCCACGCTGTGAGACCAATACGCTCTCTGCGATTTGTGCATCAGTTGAGCCAAGCGTTACACTTCCCCCTTCTATGAGCAGGTCTCCCGTGCGGTGATCGATAATCATTCCGTGCATCATCTTAGTGTTTGAGTTTTGGGTTTTCGAGCATCGTTCGTTCCGTTAGAGCAAGGGGATGAGCCGTCCAATTCGCAGTAGCTGCTTTGAGAGCAGCTCCACCATCTTGTGGTATGGGTGTCCACGCAGAGAGCTGCTGTCGTAGCTGATTGAGGTCGCGTTCGATGGTGTTGAGCCTCTCAGTGAGAGTTTCCACTTTGACCGCACCTCCCAATTTTCCACCATTAAGTACTACGCCCTGCTCATCGATGACCAGCTGCATGCCTCCCTGACCGATGACCACTTCGATGCGCTCCACATCATCTGTGAGTAGCACCGCCCCGGCGTTGCCTTCGGAAAGCAGCCCCACCAACACATAGCTGCCTACACGCGGAAACAGGGTAATGCCCACCGCGCTCTCTTGACCTGCATTGAGATTAACGCCCAGCAAGGGGGCACTCTCATCAAGTGGCGTGCAATCGATGGTGCGCGTCTTAGCATCCACGGCATCGACCGTGCAGATGATTCCACAAGCTGGCAAGCAGGAGGTGTTGGATAGTAGGCGAAGGAGGGAGGGTATTTGGCTCATAATGGAGGATTATTCTGCGGTGCGTGCACCCAGCGTGATTTCTTGGCGGAAACCTTCACCGCCATATTTAATGATATTTTTCTGCACTTGGTATACCCCCATCTTGCGCCCATCGAGGATAAGGGCGATGCTATCGAGCTTATCCACCAGCCGATGGCCGAAAGTGGTAAAGCTTCCTTTCAGTCCATCGCGTTTAAGGCGTTTTATTTCTTGTTCCGCCCATGCACGAAGTTCCGTCTCGGTCTTATTGTAGGTGTGCAGGGTGCGGTGTTCGCCATCGGCATCCCCCACCTCCACCTTGATTTTTTTGTTGTTGGGGAGTAGGGAGATGGCCTTGATGTGCAGACGCATCGTCTCTGCGTGCTGCTCTTCGAGGCGGCTGTCGTTGATAAGGTTGCGCCCTGTGGAGAAGACCTGAGAGATTTGAGCTTCATGAGGAAAAAGCACGCCGCAGTAGAGTGTGGGCTGCTCCCCTTCATAGCGGAAGAAAGAGCGCACGCCATTGTCGCGTAGATCTCCCAATAGCGATGCCACGGTGTCTGCCTTGACGCGGTAAGCCCCCAGCCGTTGCTCACCCATCACGCGGAGGGGATAGCCGATATGCTGGTCTCGGAGCAGTTGTAAGAGTGTGGTGCTGCGATAGGCTTTTTTGAGAGTGCGCTGCTGTTTGAGGCGAAACATCTCATCTTCGCATGTCAGTACGATCGGTGTTTTCAAACTTACATCGCGCACATAGCCCACAAAAGCGAGAATGAGCAGTTCATCATAGCCCAGCCACACGCGCACGCGATCTCCTCGAACAATGGGGATGCGCTCCGCTCTGTCCCACCTGATTTTCTTAGGCAGAGTAATGCGGCAGGTGTCGGTCAACTCCTCCGTGCTGCGAGTGATTTCTACCTCGGTAGCGTGGTCGAGCTGCCACAATCGCTTACCGCGAATTTCAATGCGTGCACAAAGTCGAAGCATAGAGGGTAATGGTATGTTTAATCGGTAATTGAATGCAGCTTAATGGATGTTCAATGGGAGGGTCAATACTCTGTGCTGAGCAAGTTGTACACTTCATCACTCACGGCAGAGATGGAGACTATCTGATAGTTACTCTCTGTGGATTGTTCCACAGCGTAGTCTTTAATGACGATGTGGTCGATGTCGAAGATGGCGAGAAACTCGCTGTGCACGTCAAGGGCAGCCTTTTCATCGAGCAGCAAGCGGAGTTCGCGGAGCTGGGCTTCGGGGTATTCGTCCACCTGCACACCGCCCTGCATTGCAGCAACGCCCAGTAAGAGATTGATTTGGTAGTCCCCTTCGTTGATATATTCCTTGATAGTGCCGTCCATCCCCACCATTGCGGTAGTTACGATGTTGCGCTGCCTTGTGAGGGAACACACCGCATCGGGAAAAGTCATCTGCCGCCCATCGGCACGGCGCAAGGTGAGAGGGCACAGTACATAGCGTCCTTCCCAATAGCTGCGGTCAGTGATGGGCATGCCAACCTCGTGCGTGGTGAGTGTTCCGCTACGTTCCGCTCGTGAAGGAGCAGGATTTTGTCGCTCAGCGTGTAGGCGGTAGAGCAGGCTCTTGGCTTGTATGGCCGGTGATGCAGCCGTTAGTTGAAAGGAAAGAGGGGTCATGAGGTGGCGAGGTTTACATCGTTGAGGGAATTGAGTAGTATATTGGTAATGAGAGTTTGGAGTTGCGAGGGGTCGCTTTGTAGGTTTGTGGTATGCACTTCAATTTTCTCGACCAATTTGGTCACGTTGATGGTGATATGGCGTGCGGAAGAACTACCTCCACCTCTTTTTGCTGTGCTTAATGAGCCACCGTTTCCCCCGCCCCCAAATGTTCCTCCTCCGAATTTGCCGCCTTTGGTGGCGTTAGTAGCCGGATCAGTGCCCCCTTGCGAGCCTTTTTTGCTCTTTTCGTCCTTGACCGAGACTGCTTTTTCCTCATCGTAGGCTTGTCGGAAAGCCTTGCCAATGGTTTTGCCGTAGTCGGAATAGCCTCGTCCTAATCTTTTCAAGGCGGCACTGATACCGTCGGCATCCAGTCGGAAGGCTGCACGGAGCAGTTCGGCAATGGCCGAAAATGTAGAACGTGCCAACTGGCCAATGCCTGCAAAGGTTGCTTTGAACGCCGCCCAAATGCCTTTGAGAACGGCACGAAAGGTTGAGGAGGTGTTCCAAAAATACACTCCCAATGCGATTAGTGCACTAACGGCAGCCGCAATCCAGCCAATGATGGGAATGCTCATAATTGCCACACTCACAGCTCGGCAGGCTGTGGAAGCAGTAGCCGAAAAGATACCAAACGAAGTAGAAGCTGTGGCTGCGAAGGTGACCGAGGTAGCCCCCCCTGTTATCAGGGAGAGGATGAGTGCACCAACACTTTTGAGGGCATTGAAGATACCCACCGTGGCGAAGCGGAGCACAGCAAGAGTAGCGCGCGTGATATTGATGAGAAAACCATTGGAGGCGAATTGTCCCGTGATGAGTTCACGGTTCATCAGAGCCGTTTGCCAGCGTGCAGCAAACATTGCGCCACGCACGCCGTTCAATACAGAAGCGAAGCGTAAAGCTGTGAACCCACGAATAGCCACTGTTACTGAGTTTATACCACCCCAAAGCATTGTAAACAGCGGTAGAAGTTGGGACAGCGGAACAAGAGTTGTCGTAAGCGTGCTTGCCCAAAGAGAAAAGTCGCCCGTAGCTTGAAAGAGCGTAATTTTGAAGTCTTCAATCTGTTGCTGAACACGCGCTTGTCGTTCTGCATAGCTCTGCATCACAATGGCAGCTTGGTCTTGTGCGCTGTTAGTTCCTGTGATAGCTCCCGTAAGGCGGTCGAGTTCATCAGTGTTTTGTACCAATGCGCGAGCGGCATTGGCATTCTCCATCCCAAAGAGCTGGGAAAAGAGTGCACTGTCTTTGAGGATGGGTTTCAAGAGCTCAAGCCGCTCTTTCATCGTACGGCTCTTATCTGCAAGAGCGTTGATATTAACCCCGGCCGCTTGTAATTGTTTTTGAGTTTCTTTGGGGAGGAAACGTCCACGCCCAAGAATTGCCAAAGTGTTGCGCAAAGCCACTCCTCCCTCGCTACCCTTCTTACCGGCCTTATCGAGTACTTGGATGGCTGCATTGGTCTCGGCAAAACTCACATTGGCGGCCTTGGCTGCCATGCCTGCTTGTTCGAGAGCTTGCTTGATTTGAGGTAGTTCGGCAGAACCCTCCTGTCCTGCGGCAGCCATCACATTCATCATCTCAGCCATTTGGCGGCTGGCCTCCATGGGGTCTTCGAGCGATATGCCGTATTGGTTCATCGCAGTGGTCAAGACCTCTGCAGCAGCCACGCCGTCATTGCCCATCAGTTTGGAGGTTATTTGCACGCTTTCGCCCATTGCTTTGAGTGCCACAGGATTTTTGGCCAGTTCTGGCGATAGTTGAGACAACAATAGCTTGTAGCCCTCCACGGCCACTGAAGCGTCCGTACCGAAAGCTTTGGCACTCTCTCTTGCATAGCTTTCAATCTCTTTGAGCTTTGCGCCCGTTACACCGGCCACGGCACTTAGGTCGTGCATTTGACTGTCGAGCGTGATGCCTGATTGAGAAATAGCCTGAACGCCTTCAGCGGCATTTTTGATTCCCTCAGTAAAAACACCGAGGCGAGCCAAATGAGCTGATAGTTTTTCAATGACGCCTTGCGCACTATTTACAGAAGCGCTGAAATTCCCCGTAGCCTGAGTCATCCCATTGATGGCTGCTTCAAAATTGCCATTGATGTTAAATAAGTACTCAAATGCTTTCATCCGTCAGAATTTTGTAGTAGATTTGCGCCATAATCACCCCCTTAATACTAAACGAGTATGGATTTTATTTGGTTGATACTTGGATTTCTCCTTAAAGTGGTATGCTACATAGGCCTTTTCTTTATAGTTATAGGCTTCGTAAAGGCTTTTTGGGTTCTTCTTACAGGAAAAGATAACAGCCCACTGCCTTGGTATGGCTGGTGGCAAGCAATGAAGTAACTTTTTCTTTTATTCATCGTTCCCCTCCCCACAAGCGCGCAAGCATTTCTGCTTGCTGCGCTTGTTTTCTTTTTTCCAGCCACAAGGCTTGAGCAATATGAGCTGCCCAGTCGTCTTGTGAGCCTTGGAGAGGGTCGATATGCAGATAGTGTCGGATGAGGGCGCAGCCTTTCTCGAAAGAGTCTTTGTCATCCTCCTCAGAGAGGAGGTGCGCCGTTACACGTTTTTTAGGGAGGACGTGCAGCCATTGAAGAGTTCACCCAGTCGTTTGGTACACTCCATAAAGAGTACCGCGTCTTGGCGCAGGTTGTGACTACCGCCGAGAAAACAGTTGTCGAACATCGCCTCTGCACTCTTCACTTCATCGGTTTTGCCGAGTTTCGAGACGGCAGACATCACTTCGAGCGTCGGCCGCCGGAAATAGCCCACATGTCGCTCTTCGCCATCCACCACTTCAATGATCATCACCTTATGGTGTTTCGCTTTCCAACTTTCAACTTGCTGTTCACTGATGCCCCCATCGATGAGCAGCATTTCCTTTTCTTGTTGTTCCATAATCTGTTATTTTTGTGCCCCCCACTCAATGTGTGAGGGCAAGAGTTCGAGTTCGACTTCACTACCCGTGTCGCCTTCTTTCCATTTTCGATCGTTGGCCATGAAGGAGACATTGCGGATTTTGTCGGTTACGATAATGCCGCTGTCGGGCATATAGGCCACAATGATGTCAAAAGGAGCGAGGTCTTGTAAGCGACCGCGTGGTGCAGTACGTTGCAGGGCTTCCACTTCCTCCTGATAGAGCTTGATTTTGGCTGAGGGTGTGATGCGCCCTTTGGCGCGCCCCACCGGGTGACGCCCGGCTCCATACCGATTGACAACCTCTTGCTTGTCGGAGTATTCGACCCCCGTGATCCCCGTGATGGGCACACCACCCACCACCACGGCCACATCTGCCCAAGAGTAAAGCGTGCCGTTGATAAGAGGCACTCCGTTGATGTTACCAGTCATTGCTTATACTTGTTTTGAAAAACCTATTTTGACTTTGATTTTGCGCAGCACGCCCACAGCAACTTGCTTGATGACCACTTCAAGGTCGCGACCGCTCAGAATGTCTTGCTCCGGGTCGATTTCTGCCTTATAGCCCGAAAGTTCACCGGCACGCTCCATCGCTTCGAGGGCTTGATTGGCCACGCCTTCAAGATAGCTCACGGAATAGCTTTGGAGTTTTCCCGTAGCAGGGTCAATGTAAGCACTGCCCCCCAGCTCAGGGGTGAGCGAGCTACGCACACCGCGCACGGCCTTGTCCATCGTGCGCACGCTTTCAATGGCCGCATAATCACCGGAAGGGCTGTCCATCGTGTGGCTATCGTTGAAATAGCTGTCGGCCACGCCCACGTGGGTCATCAGGAAGAGATAGCGCGCGGCATCGAGTTGTTCGACCTGTGCCTTGTCGGTGTTGCGATAGAACGTGCCATCGGCAAAGGCCGGCAAGCTCACACCGGATGGGAACTGCTTGACCCACGAGATGGACTGATGCACGGCTGCTTTGGAGAGTGTGCCGAGAGCAAGACCAATAGCAGTAACGGAATTTTTAGCAGTCTTGTTGGCGGCATCAGTGTAGAGTGCGGCTGCTGTGCCTGCTCCGTCTTGTGCAATAACTACACTCACACGGCTCTTTCCTCCGCCGGCCAAATTTCCGGGCAAGTCTGCCAGGCGTGCCACCTTGGGTGCATAGAGGACAGAAAGCGGAGCGCCTTCTAGGTCGAGCGCATCACCCATACCTTGGAGCTTAACGAGGTCTTCGGCACTCAGGGCGATGTCGCCTGCCCAAATTCCCACTTGCCGCAAACGACCACCTGCTGCATTTTGTAAAACTTTTACTTCGGCAAAGGAGGGGTTGGTGGACTTGGGGAAAAGTCCCACATAGAGCGAAACAGCAGGATTGAGGCGGAAAATTTCCGAGAGCTGATAGTGGAGCACGCGCACCGACCACACCTTGTGGGTGGCGGTGATACCGAGGCTTTCCGCACGGTTGAGGGTGGAAACAGCCTGCACAGCTTCAGATTTGAAGCCTTCGGGCAAATCGGTGGCAGCCAGATAGGCCAGCAGACCGCTCACGTGGTCTTCGCCCTCCATCACTTTGGGCACTTGCCCGTTCTGGCGTTCGATGGTGAGTTTGTTCATTTTTCTACTTTTTCGAGAGCCTTATCCATGAGGGTTTGTGCGTGGGCAGCGGCATCGCACCGCTGGGCAAACACCTGCCCATCAGAAGTTACGAAGACGAGCGGCAAGTCGTGCTCAGCAATGGCCGCAAGGCCGATGTCTTGGAGAGAGAGCTTTTCTTGCTCCAAAGGTGGCGGCGTTTTCTTCTTGCCCTTTCCCTTGGAGGGATTTTCGGGTGGGATAGGCGTTTCACTCGGAGTAGCTTGGGAAGAGCTCTCTCCATCGGGCACTTCAATCGCTCCGTGTTGGTCTTCATTCTGCACTTCGGCTGGTTGGTCGGGTGCGAGGTCTTCGGGCTTATTTTCTTCGGGTTTCATAAGAGATCACTTTTTAGTCTTGGTAATATGAGTTTGAGCAGTGCCACCCACCGCCTTCGTGTGAACCAAAGCAGAGCGAAAAGAGGAAGTGGCAAGAGCCAAAGCGAGGAAATACCGGCAGGGGGCAAGGTGGCCTTGCGCTGCTTGATGCTTTTGTGCGCATTCGAGCTGTGCCGTGCTCTGCTAGCTGCATCCGTGGCTTGAAGGTGCGTGCTGTCGCTTCGGGCAAGTGAGTGGTTCTCCTTGCGCTGTCTGCGCTTAATGTGGCGCAGGATGCCCCAAAGACGTGGCTTTGCAACAGCTGCGGTATCAGCGATGGCAGGCGTTAAGAACGTCATTTCAGTGAGTTCCTCACTCATGCTGGTAAGGGAGCGTTCGTCCCAGTGGAAGGAGGTGTTAGTTTGCTGCTTCTTCTGGCTGCTGTCGCTCCTTTCGGACAGGGAAGAAGTTGTGCTTTGCGCCACTTTCTGCGAGGCGCAGGCTGCGAGAAACAGGGCAGGAAGCAGCATAATCACAAGCGTGGATTTGCTCCACAGCGTGGCGAAATTTTTCAACATCTTTTCTGAGGGTTTCGATTTCAAGTTTGAGCGGTGCGACAATGTTGTCCATCAAGATGTCCGAAGCCTTCCGCACATTGTCCAGTTCGTTAGCTCGGTTGGCAGACAACTTGCCGTCTATTTCAGCGCGCAAGGTGTCAATCTCCGCGCGGTAGCGGCTGCGCTGCGCCACATTGCCCAGCCATGCGCCCATAGGGGCAGCGATGGCGGCCACAATGGAAGGGAGGATGAGAGATGCGAGTGTTTCGGACATTCAGATGAATTAAAGGATTACAGCCCGATTTCGCGTAACCACGTCCCCACGTCGAACGAGGGACAGGCTTTCGCGCGGTTCAGGTCTCGGTGGCCGATGATGGCCACCGTTGGATGCTGGCGGTGGAAAGTGCGCACATAGCGCGCAAGGGCTTCGCGCTGAGCCGGGGTTCGAGTGTCGCAGGGATTGCCCAGCTTATCGACACCGCCCACATAGACGATGTGGCGGCTCACAGCGTTGTAGCCGGCCGCACCATTGGTGCGCTCCCAGGGATCGACGCAGGCGTCTTCGTTGTTTTGCACGAGACGCTCTACACGCCCGTCGAGGTGCACCATGTCAGTGTAGCCCACCTGCCGCCAGCCCCGACCCGCAGGAGGGGGCGAGGTGTGCCAGCGGCGAATTTCGGCCGCACTCACCTCACGCCCCTCGGGGGTGGCAGTACAATGGATGACGAGATATTTTAAGTTACTCATTTAATTAGACTTTGGCGGAGACAATAGCTCCTGTGGCTTTCTTCGCACTGAGCGGCATACAGATGCTGCGCGTGCCGAAGTTGAGGAGGTTGCGGTGATGCAAGGGGTCATTCTTGGCTTCTGAGTGATAGAACTCCACGCTACCATTCGCCTTCATCATACGACCATTAGAGTAGAATACCGAGCATTGGCGGTCGGTCGAGGCCGAAGGCACTGCTCCCCACGCTAACTTGGCTTTCGTGGCCGCATTATAATAGGGCGTTTCGTCATATTCATAGATGTCAAAGCCATAGAGACGAGCGATTTTTCCCTCCGTTTGGTTGATATTGTAGTGCTCCTTGAACTTCTGTTCAGTTTCGAGGAGGTCGTTCACGTGGTCAGAGCAAAGCACAAGGATGCGGTCGTTCTTGGGCATTTTCATCTTATCGCAGGTACGCTTAGCGGCAGCGAGGTCGGCAAAGGTAAACATCTTGCGTGTACCATCTGCCGCATTTGCACCCGTCGTCAAGAGTACCGGGGTATCATCGGTGTGCTGCTGGGGAGCAATGGCGTGAATCCCCTTGGCATGCTTCTTTTCGTTGATGGCTTCTTTGTGTCGCTCAATCACGCTGGCCATTTTGTCGTAACTGCACGCGTAGAGTTCGTCAGCAGTTACGGGAGTTGCAGTGGTCTCAAATTTATCGAGAGAAATAGGTTTGTCGGCATCGGCCAACGATTGAATAGCGAGCGGATAGGTATTGTTGTTTACCAGTACATTGGGGTCGCCACCGATTTCCACAAAGTGGATGACATCATTGCCCACAGCGTGGTCAAAGGAACGAATGCGGTCGTACCATCCCAAGTTTTCGGGAGCAGTACGGAATTTCTTAATCATTTCACCCGTCCAAATCTCTGTGAAGACGTTCGCACGAAGCACACGTTTGGAGGAGGGGAAACAGGCGGTAAGGAAGATGGCCAGCAGCACGGCTACGCCAGCACCGATAGTGAAGGGATAGCCTAAGAGAAGAGCAAGTGAACCGCCTACCAATGCGTTAATCGCACTTCGCACCAGCAGTTCAAAGAGGGCGGAAAGAAGTCGAAGAAAAGTTTTCATTGTGATAGTGATGGTTAGTTGAGTTGTGGTTCAATGCCATATTCGGCTTTATACAGTCGAACATACTCTGTGGTATTCTTCTCACGAAGTTGTCGGATTTGGTCAGCAGGCACTTCCGAGAGCTTGGCAAAGGTATTGGGTTGCTCACTGCTGGGTTCGTTGGAGGGGTGGATGACTTCCGTGGGTTTGAGAGAAGGCTTCATCAGGGCAAGTGTGGCCGAAAGGCTTTCTACACCCGTCATCTTTCCCAAGCCGATAAAGTGCTCTTTTTGGTCTGCCGTGATACGTTTGTCTGCTACGGCAGTATCCACCACGGCTGTGATGCTGGCAAGGGTTAAGGCTTCGGTCTTATCGGCCTTTTCTTTCAGTAAGCGAAGTGCACCGAGTGCCTCGCTCTCGGTGGCCGTGTCGGGCAATCCGAGGAGTTGAAGAATTTCTTTGTTCATTGTATGTGGTTTTTGAGGTTGTTCTTTTTGAGGCGTAGAAAGTCCCAAGAGGGGCAGATGCTCGCAATCCTCCCCCTTCGCGAGTTGAAGGAGTTTGCCTCCATGATAGAGTTGGAGCGCATCATCATTTCCACCGATGTCTACAATGCTCACCTCTTCGAGCTTGCAGCGTGTGATGGTGGGGCGCGTTTGGCCTTGCATCAAATGTTCGGGAGCGGAGCTGTATTCGAGAATTTCTATACCAGCCGATGCCATTCGCAGAAAACCTTTCTCCCACTTTTGGGCTATTTTCTTGGCAAATTCGTCTTGCTCATCGAAGACGGGTGTACCAATGAGACTATCGCCATCGAGACGAAGATTTTCAATGCGGCCAATAGGCATCGATGAGCCATCATAGCTACGGCGGTGCATCCAAAGGAGGATGGGATTTTTTTGATATTGGCTCAGGTCTATTCCTGATGTGAGCACGCGACTGCCGTAGCAGTTGATGCGTGAGGTAGAGATGATAACTTCCTTGGACATTGGCAGATTGTGAAATAAAATAGGGATAATTGTTGCGGTGGTCGGATTCGAACCGACGACTTCGAGGGAATGAGCCTCGCGAGCTACCTCTGCTCCACACCGCGATGTTGATGGTACAAAATTCGCCTTTCCGAAAATGGTGCGCAAAAAGCCCTGCAAACATTGCCAAACTTTTTCATTCAGCGAGCTTTCTCCCCTAATTTTGCGCTGTAATTCAGCCCGATAATGGGTATAATCATCCCAATAATTATGAATGGCCACCAAGAAAGAACTTGAAGAAAAAAAGGAATTTGCTCGCTTGCTTTTTATGCAGGGAGAGCAACAGAAAATCATCGCGGAAAAGGTCGGTATTTCGGCCGTTACCATCAGTAAATGGACAAATGAAGGCGGCTGGCAGCAGCAGCGTGCAGCGGCCAATATCACGCGACCGGAGCTTGTTAATAAATTGCTGCACACCATCGACAAGATGATAGAGCAGGTAAACGCCTCCGACAACCCCGAAGCTGCTGCATCATTGGGCGACAAGCTGGCCAAACTTTCCACGACCATTGAGCGACTGGACAAGAAGGCATCGGTGGTCGATGTGATTGAGGTCTTTATGGCGTTCTCTAAGTGGCTGCAATTTCGCGCCCAATTCGACGAGGAAATTACGCCTGAACTATTGAAAACCATCAATCGCTATCACGACATCTACATTAGCGAGATGATGCAAACCAAGTTTAACCCCTAACTCCTGCTCTATGGCCACAGCATCAGAACGCCGCGAGGCGATAGAACGATGGAAGAAGCACTGCGAGGCGGTGCAGACGGCCACCATTGTCAGCCCCAAGGAGAGCAAGCGAGAGCAGCTCTCGCGCATTAAGCGTGTGAGGGAGGACTATGCCGCGTTTGTCAATTACTACTTCCCTCATTATACCACGGATGAGTACACAGGCAAGGTAACGCAGAGTGCCCCTTTCCACTTGGCTGCGGCGAAGATGGTAAAGAGCTGCCGCAACCTCAAAGCGGTGTTCAAATGGGCGCGTGGACACGCCAAATCTACCCACCTCGACATCTTCATTCCGCTTTGGCTCAAATGCCAAGAGCGGCGCGAAATCAATGTCATGGTACTCGTGGGCAAGAGTGAAGACAACGCCTGCACACTGCTGGCCGACCTCCAAGCTGAGTTGCAATACAACCAGCGGTATATCCACGACTTTGGCGAGCAGTACAATAGCGGCTCGTGGGAGGAGGGCGAGTTCGTAACGAAAGATGACACGGCCTTTTTCGCACGTGGTCGTGGACAATCGCCTCGTGGTCTGCGCTACCGCTCCCATCGTCCCGACTACATCGTGATTGATGACTTGGACGATGATGAGCTGTGCGAAAGTCCAGCTCGCGTAACGCGCTTAACCAATTGGGTGAAGGAGGCTCTCTTCGGTGCGTTGGATGGTGGCCGTGGTCGCTTCATTATGGTGGGCAACTTAATCGCCAAGAACTCGGTGCTCGCCAACATTGCCGCCACAAAGGGAGTGCACGTCTCGCAGGTCAATATCCTCGATCACAAAGGGCGAGTGTCGTGGGCGAGCAAATATACGCTCGAAGAAGTGCGTGCTATCGAGGAGTTTCAGGGTTATCGCTCTTTTCAGAAAGAGTATATGAACAATCCCATCACAGAGGGGGCGGTATTTCGTGCCGATTGGATTAGGTGGGGCAAAGCACCCCCTCTGCGCAAGTTTGAAGAGCTGGTATTTTACATCGACCCCTCCTTCAAAGGCTCGACCAAGAATGACTACAAAGCTGGTAAGCTGTGGGGCAAGATTGGCACAGTGTTGTGGCATCTGCGCGCTTTTGTTCGCCAGTGTTCAGTCGCTGAAATGGTGCGCTGGGTCTATGACCTGCACGAGTGGGCGCGTGAAAAAGGCATTGCTATCAAGTACTATATGGAAGCCAATTTTATGCAAGACTTGATTTTGGATGAGTTTCGCCGAGAGGGTGAGGAGCGTGGCTACCAATTACCTCTATCAGCAGACAAGCGCAAGAAACCCGATAAATTCCAGCGTGTGGAGGCGATTTCTCCTTTGTGGGAACGTGGTTTTGTGATGTATGACGACTCGCAACAGAACGACCCCGACATGCTGGCAGGCATTGAGCAGACCCTTGCTTTCGAGAAGGGGATGCGCGGCCACGATGATGCACCCGATGCCGATGAGGGTGCGATTTGGAAGTTGCAACGCCACGCCCGAACCCAAAGTTTCATCCCCTCTTTCGGCAAGAGGAAAAGCATTAAGAACACATGGTAAAGTTTTTCAAAGCATTGTTTTTCGAGTGGCGATTACGCCGTGCCATCAAGAAGGCACAACGAGCAGCACAGCTGCACCGCAAGAAGTTCCTCGTCCTTATGGCAGATGGTCGCCCCTTGGTCATCTCTATGCAGGGTGTGCGTCGCGCCATCCGCAGCGGCAGGTGTTTCCGCAAAGGTTTCACCGCACGAAAGGCCGAGGAGATTGCTCTTTTCGTGGCCAACCCTACACCTCGACCAGCCCAATGTTCCTTACTTTAGCAGACTTCCGCTCCGTCTGTGATGACTTCGAGATGGAACATCTCACGGCCAATACCGATAATCGCCTCACGGCCGAAGCAGCAGCCTTGGAGCAGGTAAGCAGCTACCTGCGCCACCGCTACGATACTGCGGCGGCTTTTGCGATGACCGCCACACAGCGCAACCCAATGCTTGTGCAGGCCGTGGTAAACATCACGCTATGGCTGATGGTGCACCGCCTACCGCAATCAATGGGCTATGAGCGGCGCGAATGGCTCTACAAAGAGAGCATCGCCTGGCTGCGCGATGTGCAGAACGGCAAAGCCGCTCCCTCTCTGCCCACCTACACCGATGAGCAGGGAGCTGATGCGCGCAATCCCATTCGCTTTGGCTCAATGAAGCCCAGCAGATATGACTACTAAAAAATAGGAGGTGGCCGAAACGACTACCTCCTATTGCTCGTATCACGGCGTTTGAACGCCATTTAATCACGCTTTAACTTCCTCTCAAATGGACTTGTTTTCTCCTCTCAAAAAGTGGTTTGCACCTACCGCCACTACCAGCCGACCCAACTTGCGGCAATTCGCCGGCAGCAAGCAAGGCAAGCGCATCATTGCCGAACTCGTGCAACAAAACGAGAGCCTCACCAAAAAAGATATAGCCACGTGGCGTGCAGCGTGGCAGGCGGCTCTCAATTTAGAAACGCCCAACCGTTTGCGCCTCTATGATGTTTATACCGACTGCCTCGTGGACTTACACCTATCGGGCTGTATCGGTCAGCGCAAGGGTAAGACCCTGCAAAAGCAATTCCGCCTCGTGGGGAAAGACGGCAAAGAAAATATCGAAGCCACAAAGCTCTTGCAGCGCGAGTGGTTCAGCGACTTCATAGATCTTGCCCTTGATAGCCGATTTTGGGGGCACTCGCTTATCCAATTGGGTGATGTCATTAACGATGAAAACGGCATCCGCTTTGATGGCGTGGAGCTTGTGCCACGCAAACACGTGTGCCCCGAATATGGCGTGGTAACGCGCGAGCCTGCCGGCGAGCCGAAGAAAGGTATGAGCTACCGAGAAGGCGATTTTGCCCTATGGTGTGTGGAGGTGGGAAAACCCAAAGATTTGGGCTTGCTGCTCAAATGCGCACCTGCTTGCCTGTCCAAGAAGAATATGCTCGCCTTTTGGGATATGTTTGGGGAAATCTTTGGCGCACCGATGCGCATCGCCAAAACCACCACCAACGACGAGGCCGAACGCCGCCGTATCGAGGGAGCTTTGGAGGAGATGGGGGCGGCCTTTTGGGGGCTGTTTCCCGATGGCACAGACATCGAAATCAAGGAGAGCAGCCGTGGCGATGCTTACAACGTTTATGACAAGCGCGTGGATAGGTGCAACTCGGAGCTGTCTAAGGGCATTCTAATGCAGACGATGACCATCGACAACGGCTCATCGCATTCGCAATCCGAAACTCACCTTGAAATCTTCGAGAATGTAGTAACGGCCGATGCCACGATGGTGGCCAATGTGGTGAATGACCGCCTCTTGCCGCTGATGGTGCGCCACGGCTTCCCCGTGAAAGGTTTGCGTTTCGAGTGGGACAACACTGCCTCACTTTCGGCCGAAGACCGCCTGCGCATGGAGCAGGTGCTTTTGGAGCACTACGACATCGACCCGCAGTATTTCATCGATGCCTACAACGTACCCATCACGGGAGCACGCACCAAGACCGAGCCTGAGGCTTTTTTCGGCTAAGCCCCACCCTCAGCGTGGGGCTGGCTGAACAATACCGCGCATTTCGACTTGCCCTGACTGCACTCTACGAAGACGACCACCTCCACTTGGACAAAGCGGAGATGGCCGAAACATTCGACAGCGAGAAGTTTGAAAAGGCAGCGCGTGCCATCTACGAAAAGCGAGGCTTCTCGCCCCAGCTGCTCTCTGAGCCGGCAATGGTAGGCGTGATAGAGGAGACGGCACGCGTGCTGGGCACAGCCATTGACAGTGCATTGCCCCACGAAGTGCCCGATACACTGCGCTACGCTTTGGAGGAGAATGCCTTCATCTTCTCAGGCTTAAAAACTTTCCACTCCCTGCGAGAGGTAGGGTTGTCGCTCACGGACGATAAGGGTAACATCAAGCCGTTTGTAGACTTTTGGAAAGACGTGGAGCGCATCAATGATACCTACAACAAAAACTATCTCCGTGCCGAATACCAGCAAGCAGTGGGAGCTTCGATAATGGCTGCCAAGTGGGTGGAGTATACCGAGGATGGCGACCGCTACGACTTGCAATATCGCACCGCCGGTGATGAGCGTGTGCGTGCCTCGCACGCTTCGCTCGATGGCATCACACTGCCGCCCTCCGACCCATTTTGGAGTAGCTATTTCGCGCCCAATGGATGGGGCTGCCGTTGTGATGTGGTGCAGGTTCGAGCTGGTAAGTATGAGCGCACCGACTCCGAGGCTGCCCTAAAGTTAGGAGAAGAGTGCACCGCCACACCCAAACTGGCGATGTTCCGTTTCAATCCAGGACAGACAATGCAGCTCTTTCCGCCCAAGCACCCTTACAACAAAGCCCCAAAGGGCATCGTGGAGCGCGTGGTAAAATTCGTTACACAGAAACGCATGGACAAGATTGCAGAGGAACTACCCGACAATCTTACAGAGGAAGAAAAGCGTGCTGTGGCGCAAAACTGCATCGACATCGAAAAGGCACTCAAAATCAAAAAAGGAAAAACCAAAAGCGTGGAACAGGCAGATAAGCAGAATGCTAATCCTCATCTCAATAAAGGAGGAGGATTTACCACAAACTGTCAAACCTGCTCACCTGCCTATATGCTGCGTCTTCGTGGGTTTAACCTCACGGCTAAGAAAAAAACAAAGGGTAGCAAGTTGGAGTATCTTAGCCTTGGGCGTTCTTTTGAAGTCTGGAAGAACGTAGATGGAACACCAGCTAAGCATATCTCACAAAAAGAATGGATGGAAGAGCGTGGCTACAAAAAGATGACCCCACGACGCTACAAGGAGTTTTTTGACGAAGCTTGTCGCGAAGTGGGAGTCTATCAGCTTTCTATTGCTTGGAAAAGTGGGGGTGGACACGCTACGATATTACAGCGTTTTGAAAACGGCGAACTGCGCTATATCGAACCACAAAGGGACAACTCTGAGGGGTCGGGACGAGAGCATCTTAAAATCGACTACCTCGCCGGCAAAGGAGGTTCTGCCATACACGCTTGCCGTGGTATTATGCGAATTGACAACAAAATCTTTGACATCTCATTCCTCGACATCTTCGAGAGGAGCAAAAAATGAAAGAATATCTAAGGCTTCAAAGCCCGTAATTTCTTCAACAGGCTTCCCCTCTTCGTAAAGGTACGTGTGAGGGAAGCCGATACAGAGGTCTTCACGCGTAGGGTTAAACACAAAGGCTTCTTTTCCCTCGTATGTACCGAGGTATTCGAGTTGACCATCAAACTGCTCTGTGAGCCAACTGGCGGCTTCAAGTACTGCTTTGGGAGTTTTCATAAGGCAAATGTAGTGATAAATCGAAGTATAGACAAAGTTATGGACGCAAATAAATTACGGAAGCGGATGCTGAAAGATCTGTGCGTGGAACTGGCCGATGAGTTCAACCGCAACTTCCAACGCAAAGCGTTCTTTTCCGAGAAGTGGAAACCAAGAAAGCCACGAAAGAAAGCGCGTGGCTCGCTACTATTGGTAACCGGAACGATGCGCCGCTCCATCCGCTCGGAGGTTACAGAAAGTGGCGTGCGCTTCTCCTCGGCCGTGCCTTACGCTGCTGCTCATAACGAGGGAATGGAAGGCACGCGCTCCATCAAGGCACACACGCGCAAGAGCAAGAAGGGCAAGACCTACGCCGTCAAAGCTCACACCCAGCAGTTCAATTTGCCCCAGCGTCAGTTCATCGGCGATGGCAATGAAGTGCGTAAAATCGTACAGCAGGTGGTGGAGGACAGCGTGGCCGACATAGATATTGAACTCTCCCAAATGCTAAAACAACAATGAGAAAACAAATCTTTCAAGCCATCGCTCAGCGCATCTCTGAGCGTGTGGGCGATGTCAAGTTCATCGACCTTTGGAACAACAACGTGGCTGCCCTTTCAGGTGGCGCTGTGTGGCCTACGCCTGCCCTCTTCGTGGAGTTTGAGGAAATCGAATGGCGGCAGCAGGGTAATGCGGCAAGAATGGGTGATGTGGCGGTGCGCCTGCACATCATCACACGCGCCATTACCACCAATGGCCATACTGACCAGCGGCAGGCGCAGGCCTTGGCCTATCTCGATCTTATCGACCGCGTGAACGCTGCGATGCAGGGGCTGCGTGGAGAGCATTTCGCGGCATTTCAGCTCACCACCTCGGCCACCAATCACGAACACGCTGAACTCATCGAAAGCGTGGAGCGGTACATAACCCGTGCACAAGACACCTCGGCAATGTCTCCATCATCGCCTGCTCACGTGGGCATTGAGGTGAGTATCCACCACGGATAGCGCAAGGCAGCCCCTTTCAGCCGTTCGGCTACTGGGGCTGCCTTGCATTTAGGGAAAAAGCTCCAACTGCCGTGGGTCAGGAGGAGGCGAGGGAGTGTTAAGATAACTCCAATAGGTACGGAAACTTATCTTATAACGCGGATAAATGATGTTGCGCCAAATCGCGGAGTAGCATTTAGCTTGGTTGCCACGCTCATAGAATTTTTCCGTGATGGCTCGAATAGTCTTCACACGCTCAATCGTACTTTGGTGGGGGTGTCGTTTGCTCATTTGCCAAAACTTTGCTAATTTTGCTTCTGCACTCGCATTGCGCAGCAGTTTGGCAGTTGTTTCGGCAGCTGCTGAGCTGCTTTTTTTGTGGATAGAAGGGAGTGAGCTTCGTGATGGTCGTTATTGTGCGATGCACTAAGCCCGTGCCTAAACAGAGGGGACAGACTTCCTCCGTGGGGTCTTCTTTTCGATAATAGTCATTGGGAGGGTAAAGGTAAACGACTCCCTCCCCCTCGCACCGAGTACAAGCGATGATCTTGCGCTCGGTGCTTTGTTCTACGGGGTGGGAGTGGTTCATACCTCGGTTACGCTGAGAGGAACGATTTTCCACGCGCCCTGTTCGTCTCTGAACTCCGCGCGAATGTATTGTTTTGTCTCAGTGGGTTGGTAGGCTTCTTCTATGATACGCACCCCTTCAAGGAAACGCCCATCACCCACCTCCTCGGCCATTTTGCGAAGCTGCAACACACGCGAGGCTTTTATCTGCCCTGTGGCATCGCGAGCCAGCAAACGAAGCACAGCCGAAACGAGCGCTTGTGTGGTCTTATCTTTTGCCAAACTTTCGATGTAAGAACGCACCATATCAATGCCATCCTCAACCGTGTCGCGGTAGCCATCGATGGTGTTTACTCCAAGAGTGAGGCGATACTGGCTGTCACTGGTAGTAAAGGTGTGGCTACGCTGCGTATCCTTGGGTGTGCCAATAACTTCGGCTTTCATTGACAACACCGTGTGGAAGTTGGCATAGACGCGCTCCTTGGCGGTGCGAATGATATTACTCAGTCCTTGCAGTTCGACTACGGCCGCAGCCACTTCCTCATCCACCATCGCGGCATACTGCTCACGGGCGGCTTTGCGTGCTGCCTCGGCTTCTTTCTTTTGCTTCTCTGCGCGAAACGCTTCATATTCCTTGCGCTCTTCGGCAGTCATTTGTACTTGTTCCATAATGATTAATTAAAAAGGATGTCACTTATCACATCTTCGAGAAAGTTTTTGGTTTCTTCGCTCATTACTCATAATATGAGGGTTCGTGTTTTCGTTGGATTTCCATCCACTCATCCGTGATTTTTCCCAATATGAAAATGATGACCCACACAACGAAGGTTATCACTAACAAGAAAAATGCGCAGGTGAGCGTGATTAATATAATAGGGAGAGCTATTTCTTGCGGTCGGCCTTGATCTCGATAATTGGTGTCTTCTGAACGGAGAGGATTTCATACTCGCTAACACATCCCCGTATATTATTTTTCGCCAGTTCCAAAGCAAGGTCGGGAGAGATAGCTTGCACGAACATCCTGCGGAGGAATTTTTTCACGCGTCCATCGTCTGTATCCTCGACTCCGCGGACACTGAGCTTATAGATGGGACAATCCTCGTGCTCGCTTTCGAGAATTTCGGAGTTCTTCTGCACGACAACACTCTCTATATGGATGGGAGTTCCTTCCAACGCATAAGGAGTAAGGTAATCCACGATAATATCCGTAGCACTTTCACCTTCTTCATGGCAAACAAGGTACTTTTCACCCTTACCTTTCATTTTATAGGCGTATTGGGCGTTGGCGCGGATAACTTTGGCGGTTACGAGACTAATCATATTCTTTTCATTTTAGGGGTTACTCTGAAAATGGGGCTTCATTAAATTCTAATAGTTCGGTTTTGTTTGCGCCCAAGATGCGAGTGCGCGAAAAAACCGTTTTTCTTAGGCTTTGGAAGTTCTATAACTTCGAGCCATATATGTGAAAGCGGTCGAGGAGTTTATCGGAGTCAGTCATAAAAATAGTGTTTAACGAGTGATTGAACAGAGTTGGTTGGGTGTTTAAGCACTACCCATCAGCATCGGGAAGCCTTGCAGAGGGTTTGTACACTCGTTCTCCGGCTGCGTGATGTTGCGCACGCTCTGCGCATCAGCCACGCGCTTGTTGAAGAGATAGACCAAGTTGCGCAGACGCTCTTTGGGGATCTTGTGAAAAGCAGAATACCCGGTGGCTCGGCAGGCGATCCCCTTGATGAGAGATGCACTTTCGCCTTTACCTTCGGAGCGCAGATAAGCTCCGATAGCAGCCATCGCGCGGCGACGCAAGGCAGTAAGCTGAGGTTCGAGCTGGGAGGAAAGGCGAGCGCAGATGTCGATGATCGCATGCGTGTCGATGTCGCGACTGCTCTCCACACCACAGCTCTCGCAGATGGCGCGTTTCTCTGCTTCACTCAGCCCTAAGCGAGCGCAAAGAGTGTGGTACTTTTTGAGCAGTCCGCGGTGGATACTGTCCATTGTCTTATTTTCTTGCATAGTTTTGAGTATTGAGATTATTCTTCAGTCGATAACTCGCCCCAATAGTCGCGTGCGCCCTGTTCCCATATCACGAAGTCCTCACCTCCTTCGCCTCGCTCACGAATTTCGTAACGCGTGGTGATGAATGCTTTGTAGCCCTCCACATGGATTTTGATGTCGCCGTCGTAACGTATTTTCTCGGCAATCTTCCCATCAGGCTTGCCGGCTCTTTCGTGAGCGATGAAGATGAAAAGCTTATGGGGAAACTCTCCCCGCAGTGAGATGTAATCACGTAGTCGGAAGCCATGCCAATAGTGCACGCTGTCTATCACCACTACATCGGGACTGTGCTTACGGCGTAGACGGACGCGCAAATCGGCCTCGCCTTCTTTGTCAAGCAGCATAATACGAGAGCCTGCTTCGGCCATTCCCACGCGCTCCCAAGCAGTCTGCATCGAAAGAGAAAGTCCTTGTTCCAGACTGTTGTATGCAACCTTGGCAAATCTTGTCAGATACTTACATAAGCGAAGTGTGAAGGTTGTCTTACCCGAACCGCTTCCGCCATAGATGAGCCACGCTCCACAAAGTTCAGGGCGGCCGAAACTGCGCAGCCATTCATCCTCAAAGTTTACCACCTCAAACTTGGCGGCTAAGACGTTCTTGTTACTGATTGCTCGTTTCATCGGCTAAATAGATTTTCGGTGAACACGGCAAGAGGTGCGCCGCACGATTTCGGAGAGAAATAAGATTGCCTCACGATCATTTTTGAACACTTCGGCCACGAGGCAGCACACGCCGCATTCTTTGGCACGAGCCAAACGAAAGTCGAATGGCATGTCCATTTGTAGCCACGATTCTACCGCGGCGGAGGCTTCGTGAGGAAGCAGAGCGAGCGTCCATCGCTCGCGAAAAGCACTCATGCCACACCTCCTTTCCGCCGGTGCGCCCATACAGCACGTTTAACGCGGCGAAGGTCGCCTTCCGCTTCTGTACTGATACTCTTAATGTCTGCTTGGGAATGCACACCATTGGCATGACACACGGCAGCGATGTCGTCCGAATTGACAGCTTGCAGACCAACAAATTTGCGGCCGATGCGTGAGAAGATTTCTTCATAGCCTTTCCGTGAAAGACGTATACCGCGCTTAATGCGCTGTTCGAGGTAGGAGGTCGAGAGCAGCAGAATGCCACAATGCCCTTCGAGCTGGTTGTAGAGAGATATGAAGAAGTAGAGTACTGAGTCTGAGAGTTTGTCAGCCTCGTCCAGTACGATGAGAGGAGTGGGACGGCGAGCGAGGGTATCGATGATGTCATCCATCATTTCACTCACTGAGCTGCCACGTGGGTCAATACCGATGGAGCGAAGCAGTTGTGTCATAAAGGTTCGCCTATTCCAGTGTTCCGAGCAGCAAAGGTGGCTCACCTCGCGATGCGCTGCAGCATACTCTCTCACAGCTTGCGTCTTGCCCGTGCCGGCCTCGGCAGTGATGGCCAGTACAAGGCTGTCACGCTGTGCCTCGGTCAGAAGAAAGAGCATCCGTTGATGGGCGCGCGTGGGAGCTATTTGCCACGTGTCACCAGTGTGACCTATCTGTGAGGCCACGTTGCGCCACATCTCCTCGCTGATGGTGTTCCATTCGCCTGCCAGCATTTTACTGATGGTGGCTGAGGAGACACCATTCATTGAGTTGGCAGCTTTGTTTTGACTGCCCTTTGCTGCACAATACTCGCGCAGACGGGCTATTATTCGTTGTTGTTCTTCGTTGTTCATCGTTCGTTGTTTTGTAATTAAAAAATGCTGTAAGGGTCGTCCTCGTCCACCTCCGTAGAGGCGAAAGGCGTGGAGGGTGTGAGGGTGGGTACATCTTCAAACTCGACCTCTTCGCCAAGACGTTTCTCTGCCTTGCGGAGCTTGTGCTGCCCTCGACTGTCGGTAAGCAGCAGTCGCGAGAGGATGTTTTGTCCCGTCGGAGAATGGGCAATGAGCCGCTCGGTGCGCTCATAGGCGAGGGCAAGTTGATCGGTTACGTGCGTTTCCAAGTCGCGATTGAACTGCATAACGCGCTCCAGCTGCTCGGCATCCCCCTCCTTACGGTCGGCCAGTGCCATCGGCTGCACGTGCTTAGCTTCAAGCAGGTAACGATGGCGGCCATCCGGGGTGGTAGCCAACACATGGCTCAGGTCTGAGGGATCATAGCGCACTTGCCAGCGATGTTGTGAGAGCTGACGGAAGCGAGCATCGAAGCAATCATAGTCCCTGCGCTCACCGAGGATAGTGGGACGTAAACCACTGCCCTCTTGGGTATTGAGGTGGCCTGTGGTATGCCCGAAGTGGAGCAGATAGCTCTCGATGGGCATCGGCAGACGGCGCTCCGCGGGAAGTTTTTCGTATAGTTCTTGCAACTTGTCAATCTTCTTCTGCCGCTCCAGGGAAATGATTGCCGAGATTTGTTTCCTCAACCCGGCTTCGTCGGGAAAACTCTTACGCTTCATATTCAATGCTTCACTATTCGGTTGGCGAGAGGGGTCGGTAGTGATGCCAAAACCCGACCAGTTGGACATCAACTGGCAGTAGTTCTTGTTCAAATAGCCGAAGTAAGGTTCAATCACTTTGGCCTTGGCGTTCTTCGCGCGAGCCGGTGTGAGCTTCTCTGAAGCTGTTGCGTAAAGCGGTGCAAGCGTCTTGAAGGCATAGCGGTCGCATTGCAGCTGACACACGCGGAGCATCTCTCCCCACAACTCGCGCGTGTGTTGCAAAGCATTGGCAAGCGCTGCGCGGATAAGGTCTGGATTTTCGTGCGTGCCAATGGCAAAGCCCATCGGATAATCGCACGAGGGGTCGAGTACAACCACCACCGTCAGTCGGTTGGTATAGGTTGTCAGCCGGTGGCCTTTCTTGTTTTCCTTGGTGCTTTGGTAAAGCAATTCCACATCCCAACCATCCACAGTCCACATTAACATAGGAGCAGTCGGGCGCGAGCGCTTCACTTGCATCGTCTTGGTATTCCTAAAAGCTGTTTGTCCTTTGCGCCCTGCACTAGTTTCCAACTCCCAGCGTTCGCGCCATTTTCCGACAGCGCCTGCCGTGATGTTGCGCCACCCCTGCTCCTCCGCCATCAAGTTGTAGAAGCGAGCGATAGCAGTGTTGCCCAAGTTGTTGTGGTGGGCGATGAGCTGTATCAAAAGTGCCTGTTTCACATCGTCGTCTACTGCAGTAGCGTTGGTGTTCCCCCATTTCTTAGAGACAAGAGCCGCATAACCCTGCGCTTGATAGTCGCGAAATTTTCGCTCTAACCTCCGCTGGCTTTCGGGTAGTGCATGTGGCCAATGCTCGCTGATACGAGGTAAAGCGGCCGCCGCACTGCTCCAAAATTTGCCCTTCGGAAGCTTCCGCTTAGAGAGCCGAAGCCGTTGACTATTCCCACGCTCCATCAATGCGCCAAAGGCATTGAGTATAGCAGCGCTATTGGCCAGTTCCGTGGCCTTGTCTGCCGGAAGATGCTCACCGTTGGGCAGGGTAAACTCCTCGCGGAAGAAACGCTCGGCAGCAATATCGGGCACTATCTCATCGACAAATGGGCGAGAGGCTGTCTGTTCCTCCCAGTCGGGAAAGCGGCGGTACACCTCCACGCGGTAGCGGTGCGGAAGACTGTCCACCTCAAAGAGAGCAGGTGTGTCAAGGCAGGCACGACGGGCTTGAGTAAGTTGACCACGTCGTCGCAAATTTTTGACCGTTGTCGAAGTCATTATCTCACTTAACAACTCTGCGTGTGTAATACATAGTTTCCCATTGTAGATTTCCATAAATTCATCATCTTTGTGGCATTACATCTATTCTTATGGAAGTGAACTTTTATTGCAATCTCTCTGTTCCACAATGAGGAAACATAACGCGTGCAAATACTTAAAAGATTTTCAGTCTCATATAACGCACTTTCTATAAGTTGCATTTCAGACCTTTTCTTTGTCCTTGACCTATTCCTCTTTCATGCGTGAACCGCGGATCTAACTGCGGCCTTCATTTCTTGATGTGGAAGTGATGCTACAGCCTTTTGCTTTCCACTATTGTTATCATGAATAGACATATTAGAGCATCGGCGTATTGTAACCGCGATCTCTAACCATGCTTACCCGGGAGAGGAGTAAAGGTTTCCTTTGAATACCACACTGGTGAATAGACATTCTTTCTCGCAGTTGGTTTGTAGAGTTACAATTCGGATAACTCGGCTTGTATGCTCATCAGTTCGTCATCCAAAAAGAACGTCCATTCTCCTATTGACCGACCGTTATGAGTGGCTACTGCTTTTCCCGTGGGGATATGTATAGTGAGCACAACACCGTTGGGGAACACTTGGCGCATCGTGCCATCAGCTTCGTGACAAGTCTCTATACCATCAAGAACTTGTTGCACGCGACCACCAAGTTCCAATGCTCGCTTACGAACTTCTGGAGTAACTCCACCGCTCCTTTCGCTGCGCAGAGCCATCCGAACACGCCGGTCAGAGATGCCAAAGGACTTCATCAGTTGCTGGCGAGTTTCTTTGTTTACTTTGATTATTTCTTTCATAACTTCTTCTTGAGAGCAAAGCCGCTCTTCTTTATTGTCATTAGTATGAGGATAGGAGGAAGAAAATCGCGATTTTTTCATACCTTTGTCAGGTGTTCCGAACGGAACACGCTGCAAAAATACAGAATATCCTGACATGTCCAAAGAAAGTAGCAAGAAAAATACAGAAATTTCTGCAAGGGTGGCAAGAATGATAGAAATTCTTGGGCAGAACCCAAATTCTTTTGCAAAGAAGTTAGGCTATGGGCGAGCGCAAACTATATACGATATTATAGAAGGTAAATCCGCTCCGAGCTATGATTTCTTTAATAGGTTTGTAATGTCAGAATTTTCTGTATCTTTCAATCTCAGATGGTTGCTTGCAGGTGAAGGAACTCCTTTTTTAGAAAATATACGAGAGAACGAAATTGCTAGACCAACTGAAGGAACTGTAACGGAAAATCTTATATGCTATATGAAGACGAAAGACGATAAAATTCTTGAGCAGGCCGAAGAAATAGGGCGGCTTAGGGAGCGAATTAGATTCTTAGAAGAGAAAGAGGGAAACTTCGGAAATATGTCCGATACCTTAGAGAGCTTCTTGGGAGAGGACATATCATCGCAAACCAGTGCGGCAAAAATTGGATGATATACTGCGTGGAGAGAAGAAAAAAAACCATTCATTACGACTTTCCTTCGCAAAACAAAGATAAGTTACAGTAAACCAGCGATAAAGCCTTATCCTTCCCACTGTCTATCACCGTGAATTGGGTGAATTTAGGGGGGCTTTTCTTTAGAAAATGTCTTTTTTTTCTTTGATGAAGGTTCATTGGCATTGTCCTACTATGCGCTTTGGTGTCTCGTTTTGTAACCCCATCTGTAACCCCATTTGTAACTGCAATATCCATAAATGAGGATTTCGTGCTTCATAGATTCCCCTTCAAACACAATTATAATCTCTGTTAGCTCCTTTTCAAATTAGCAGAGCGTTAAATAAAGAGCTCAGACCATTCTTTTTCC